CGACTATGCCGGGACCATGACCGGCGGACGTATCCTGTCCATCGATGCCGCCAGCCGCACCCTGACACTGGACCGTGAGGTGACCCTGCCGGAGACAGGTGCCGCCACGGTGAACCTGATTAACGGCAGCGGTAAGCCGGTGAGCGTGGCCATCACTGCACACCCCGCGCCGGACCGGATACAGGTCAGCACCCTGCCTGATGGTGTGGAGACATACGGTGTATGGGGACTCTCCCTGCCGTCACTGCGTCGTCGCCTGTTCCGCTGTGTCTCCATCCGGGAAAACACGGACGGCACCTTTGCCATCACGGCGGTGCAGCACGTACCGGAAAAGGAAGCCATCGTGGATAACGGGGCCAGCTTTGAGCCGCAGTCAGGCACCCTGAACAGCGTCATCCCTCCGGCAGTGCAGCACCTGACGGTGGAGGTGAGCGCAGCTGACGGTCAGTATCTGGCGCAGGCGAAATGGGACACGCCGAAGGTGGTGAAGGGCGTGAGCTTTATGCTTCGCCTGACCGTGGTCGCGGATGACGGCAGTGAGCGGCTGGTCAGCACGGCCCGGACGACGGAAACCACATACCGCTTCACGCAACTGGCGCCGGGGAACTACAGGCTGACAGTCCGGGCGGTAAATGCGTGGGGGCAGCAGGGCGATCCGGCGTCGGTATCGTTCCGGATTGCCGCACCGGCAGCGCCGTCACAGATTGAGCTGACACCGGGCTATTTTCAGATAACAGCGGTCCCGCGTCTTGCGGTGTATGACCCGACGGTACAGTTTGAGTTCTGGTTTTCGGAAACGCGGATTACCGATATCAGGCAGGTTGAAACCACAGCCCGCTACCTTGGCACGGGGCTGTACTGGATAGCCGCCAGTATCAATATCAAACCGGGCCATGATTATTACTTTTATATCCGCAGTGTGAACACCGTTGGCAAATCGGCATTTGTGGAGGCTGTTGGCCAGCCGAGTGATGATGCATCCGGCTATCTGGATTTTTTCAAAGGAGAGATAGGGAAAACCCATCTGGCTCAGGAGTTGTGGACTCAGATTGATAACGGTCAGCTTGCGCCTGACCTGGCGGAAATCAGAACGTCCATCACGGATGTCAGTAATGAAATCACGCAGACCGTCAATAAGAAACTGGAAGACCAGAGTGCAGCGATCCAGCAGATACAGAAGGTTCAGGTTGATACAAATAATAATCTGAACAGCATGTGGGCTGTGAAGCTGCAACAGATGAAGGACGGACGCCTTTATATTGCGGGTATCGGTGCCGGTATTGAGAATACGCCAGCAGGAATGCAGAGTCAGGTGCTGCTGGCGGCAGACAGGATTGCGATGATTAATCCTGCGAATGGCAACACAAAGCCGATGTTTGTTGGTCAGGGCGATCAGATATTCATGAACGACGTGTTCCTGAAACGCCTGACGGCTCCCACCATTACCAGCGGCGGTAATCCTCCGGCATTTTCCCTGACACCGGACGGAAAGCTGACCGCTAAAAATGCAGATATCAGTGGCAGTGTGAATGCGAACGCCGGGACGCTCAACAATGTCACAATTAATGAGAACTGTCAGATTAAGGGGAAACTGTCAGCCAACCAGATTGAAGGCGATATAGTCAAAACAGTGGGTAAGGCTTTTCCGCGGGACTCCCGGGCACCGGAGCGGTGGCCATCAGGGACCATTACCGTCAGGGTTTATGACGATCAGCCGTTTGACCGGCAGATTGTTATTCCGGCGGTGGCATTCAGTGGCGCTAAGCATGAGAGAGAGCATACTGATATTTACTCCTCATGCCGTCTGATAGTGCGGAAAAACGGTGCTGAAATTTATAACCGTACCGCGCTGGATAATACGCTGATTTACAGTGGCGTTATTGATATGCCTGCCGGTCACGGTCACATGACGCTGGAGTTTTCGGATCAGCATGGCTGGTGAATAACTGGTATCCCACAGCAAGTATCAGCGATTTGCTGGTTGTGGTGATGAAGAAAGCCACCGCAGGCATCAGTATCAGCTGAATTTTATAACCCATATACGGGCGCCAGAAATGGCGCCTTTTTTATTGCAGAAAAGCGAGAGGTAATTATGCGTAAACTTTATGCCGCCATTTTGTCCGCAGCCATTTGTCTGGCCGTATCCGGTGCGCCTGCATGGGCGTCTGAACATCAGTCCACGCTGAGCGCGGGGTATCTTCATGTCTCGACGAACGTTCCTGGCAGCGATGAACTGAACGGGATTAACGTGAAATACCGTTATGAGTTTACGGACACTCTGGGAATGGTGACGTCATTCAGCTATGCAGGAGACAAGAATCGCCAGCTGACCCGTTACAGCGATACCCGCTGGCATGAAGATTCCGTGCGTAACCGCTGGTTCAGCGTGATGGCGGGGCCGTCTGTGCGCGTGAATGAATGGTTCAGCGCGTATGCGATGGCGGGTGTGTCTTACAGCCGTGTGTCGACTTTCTCCGGAGATTATCTGCAGGTGACCGACAACAAGGGGAAAACGCATGATGTGCTGACCGGAAGTGATGACGGTCGCCACAGCAACACGTCTCTGGCGTGGGGAGCTGGCGTGCAGTTTAACCCGACCGAATCCGTGGCCATTGATATTGCTTATGAAGGCTCCGGCAGTGGCGACTGGCGCACTGACGGTTTCATCGTGGGTGTCGGTTATAAGTTCTGATTAGCCAGGTAACACAGTGTTATGACAGCCCGCCGGTTCAGGCGGGCTTTTTTGTGGGGTGAATATGGCAGTAAAGATTTCAGGTGTACTGAAAGACGGCACAGGAAAACCGGTAGAGAACTGCACCATTCAACTGAAAGCCAGACGGACCAGCAGCACGGTGGTGGTGAACACGGTGGCCTCTGAAAATCCGGATGAAGCCGGTCGTTACAGCATGGACGTTGAGTACGGTCAGTACAGCGTCATTCTGTTGGTGGAAGGATTCCCGCCGTCACATGCCGGGACCATCACCGTGTATGAAGATTCTCAACCCGGTACGCTGAATGATTTTCTCGGTGCCATGTCGGAGGATGACGTCCGGCCGGAGGCACTGCGCCGTTTTGAACTGATGGTGGAAGAGGTGGCGCGTCACGCTGAGGAGGCGAAGAAGAATGCCGGAGAGGCGGAGACGTCAGCGAGGAATGCCGGCATATCAGCCAGTCAGGCAGAAGAGAGCGCTGCAAATGCAGACACTTCAGCAGGGGAGGCATCGGAGTCAGCCCGGCAGGCGGCAGAAAGTGCAGCCGCTGCAAAGCAGTCAGAGGAGGCGTCCTCGTCCTCGGCCTCTGCGGCCGCTCAAAAAGCCAGTGAGTCATCACAAAGTGCAGCAGAAGCTGAATTGTCAAGAAAGACGGCAGAAAGTGCAGCCGGTAATGCAGCCAGGGATGCAACGACCGCAACAGAAAAAGCCCGGGAGTCAGCAGAAAGCGCACAGTCAGCGGAACAAAGCAGGATAGCGGCGGAAGAGGCCGTAAACCGAATCCCCACCGTGGTGGGGCCTCCCGGGCCAAAGGGGGAACCGGGGCCCGCGGGTCCTCAGGGGCCGAAGGGTGATAAGGGAGAGCGCGGTGACACCGGCCCTGTCGGGGCAACCGGCGAACGGGGACCGGCAGGTGATGCTGGGCCCGCAGGCCCGCAGGGGCCGAAGGGTGATAAGGGAGAGCGGGGAGAGACCGGTCTGACGGGAAATGCAGGTCCACAGGGTCCAAAGGGAGATACCGGTGCGGCAGGCCCGGCAGGCCCACAGGGACCGAAAGGAGAAACAGGTAGCGGCTGGCCCGGTGGGGGCAACCGGACCTCAGGGACCGAAGGGCGACCCGGGGGGAGACACAAATACGGTTCCGTCTGGGGCCGGGAAACATTATTGAGACAAACAGCAATGGCTGGTTCCCGGATACAGATGGCGCACTCATCACCGGACTGACCTTTCTTGACCCCAAAGATGCCACACGGGTTCAGGGTTTTTCAGCATTTGCAGGTCAGGTTTGGTGACGGGCCGTGGCAGGATGTCAAGGGGCTGGATGAAGTGGGCAGTGATACAGGCAGAACAGGAGAATGACATGAATATACTAAAAAAACTTATGCAGCGTCTGTGTGGTTGCGGAAAGCATGATGGCCGTGAACACGTGCAGTCGCTTACAGCACAACTGCGACTGGGGCCGGCAGACATCCTGGAGTCAGATGAGAATGGCATTATTCCGGAGCAGGACAGGGTAATCACACAGGTGGTGATACTGGATACAGATAAAAAGCTGATACAGTGTGTGGTAAGACCGCTGCAAATCCTGCGTGCTGACGGGACGTGGGAAAATATTGGCGGGATGAAGTAACCCGACAGCTTCACAAAACCGGAGTCCGGCTCCGGTTTTTGTTGTCATGTCATGGTGATGTTTGTTAAGAAAGTAAAGATTGATTCATTTTGAAGGTTGAAATGTATGCTATCACCATCTTCTGTAAATTTGGGGTGTTCATGGAATTCTTTAACCAGAAACCTGACTTCTCCTGACAGTCGTATTTTATCCTCTGTAAGGGATGCAGCTGCTAGCTCGGATAATGGGGCGCAAGTAAAGGTGGGCAACAGAACATATCGTGTTGTTGTCACTGATAATAAGTTTTGCGTTACAAGAGAAAGTCATAGTGGTTGCTTTACTAATCTGTTGCACAGGCTGGGATGGCCTAAGGGAGAGATTAGCAGGAAAATTGAGGTGATGCTGAATTCATCGCCAGTGAATAGGGCTATGGAAAGAGGTGCTGTTCATTCGAATAGACCTGATTTACCTCCTGTTGATTATGCACCGCCAGAGTTACCGAGTGTGGACTATAACAGCTTGCCTGTGCCTGGTAATGTTATTGGCAAAGGGGGTAACGCTGTAGTATATGAAGATGCTGAGGATGCAACAAAAGTCCTGAAGATGTTTACTACATCTCAAAGCAATGAAGAGGTAACAAACGAAGTTCGTTGCTTCAACCAATATTATGGTGCCGGGAGTGCAGAAAAAATATATGGCGATAATGGCGATATTATTGGTATTAGAATGGATAAAATAAATGGAGAATCGCTTTTAAATATTTCGTCCTTGCCGGCACAGGCTGAGCATGCCATTTATGATATGTTTGACAGGCTTGAGCAAAAAGGAATTCTTTTTATCGATACAACAGAGACAAATGTCTTATATGATCGCACGAGAAATGAATTTAATCCAATAGATATATCATCTTATAATATTTCTGAACGTTCATGGAGTGAAAATCAAATAATGCAATCTTATCATGGAGGAAAGCAAGATCTTATTAGTGTGGTATTAAGTAAAATTTAGTAATTTTATCCAGTGTAGTGGATTTGTTGCATGGATGGAGGTGGTAAAAAGTGGTGTGGCTGGCAATCCAGGCCGCGTCACAGAAATGGACAATGCCGCTGAGAGACTGGCGAATGGCATACAGGCACCAGAAAAATTTCAGACATGACATAATGCCCATGCCAGAAGTTCTTTTTGCACCTCGCCTGTATTTATAGATAAATATAGAGTGAATGAATGAGATATGAAAGACATTACCCTTCCCCCCCGACGTCCGCGTCCTGTCTGACAGGGGCCATATCTGTAAATACTGAAGCTGTATTATCTCCCATGCAACACACTTCAGCCTTACATGTAAGAGATTTTGCTTCCCTGTGCTCACAGAACCTCAAAGCTAATGTATTGCTAAATAGTGATGACCACGAAGTACCTATACATCAGAAAAATCCTGCTGCAATAATGCAAAATATCGACTCTAACATCAAACAGATGGCAACAGACTGGGGGATGTCGATTGAGGAGGTTGAGGTTATTATAGGGCGAGAGAAAGGCATTGTGGAACCCTCCTGCGGAGTTACCGCTAATGCTATTATGAAACTATTTCTGGACAAGGATGGCTTCAGTTACTGCTTTGAAAATGAACAGACACTATCGCTCGAGCAGCTTCAGGAGCGCCTGTCCTGTATGCCTGAATGTAAGAGCTTTGTATTACGTGTTAATGATGGTGCGCTTGGTCATGCTTACATTGTCGATATTCCCAAAGGAGAAAACTCTTGTCGTCCTGCATTCTTGTATCAGTCAGATTTAGGAGAGGGCGTCACCAGAAAGTTAAGATTTGAGGACTGGATGACGCATAAAGCATTGACTCCGATTTTGCTGGATGATATTTGTAATTACTTCTCCTGCATGTCTCAAAATAAGACAGATTTGGAGCAGATTGCAACGTTATTTGATATTGATGGAAATGTTAAAATGTTACGAAAGGAAAATATTCAATATCAAAAGCATGACAATTTTAGTTTCCAGTTGTTTGAGTATGACACCGATAATATTGAAAAAACATTGAGATAATAAAATCACTATGTAGTTAGCTTTTGTTAAAACTGCAATTATTTGTAAACATAATAATAAGTATTATGACGTTAAAATTTAACCATACGGTAAAATGATTCAGGAAAACCGGTTCAGCATAGCCTAGGCTGAACTTTTGAGGATATCAACGAACGGAATTTTTGAACATTTATGAGTAGATCGTTGTTGAAGGGCTTCAATGAGCATGTCAAGTTCATCAACTGCTGGTCTACGATTACGACGGTTTGATTTACCAATCAAAGCAAGTTTAAGTAGATATGGACGAGCACTTTTCGCCGGGTTTGATGTGTAATTAATTCCGTATATAGGTTTGGCTGCATCCAGAACACTGCCAAGATAACTAACATCGTGACTGACTGTTGCTGGACCTGCACCAGCGTTGTTTCTCAGCCTGCAATGTTCAATTACGTCATTTTCTGTCAGTTCAGATAGTTTGATCGCGGAGATGTCACTATCCATAAGCAGTTCTAGCACATATCTTTTAGTACGGTCTGCTTTACCTCCGGCATTTGGTCATTTAAATATTTGTGTAGTAAGTCACGGACTGTAAGTCCGTCAACAGCATTTGATGATGAAATGCCATATAGATCTAATACCATCACTTTCTGTGTGCCCCATGTTTTAGCATGAGCATGAACGCGGCGGCTATCTCACGGGTGATCATCCCTTTGGCATACTGAAAAGTATCGGGTGTTACTGAACCGTGTTGATACATCAACTGCACTGGATATTGAGTGGCCGATAATACCGACGTTATAACCTATAAATGCCAATCAGGCTGAATGTTGAAAGGATAGAATGAACAGCCCGACACACAAAAAACGGAGTCCGGCTCCGGTTTTTGTGTTGCCATATAAGGCAGATGTTTGTTACAGCTATTTAAGTCTGGAGTTCAAATTAAAATAGGGAGTTTTGTTAGTAAGCGACTCGTCAGAACCGTATTGATATTTACTGAGAGCTCAGATCAACTTTCCAGGGCAACAGATCGCGTACCCGGTTTGCCGGCCAGTCCTGGATATGTTCAATGACGTAACGCAGCCACTTTTCTGGCTCCACATTGTTCAGACGGCATGTGCCGATCAGCGAGTACAACACCGCCGCATGTTCACCACCGCTGTCGGAACCCGCGAACATCCAGTTTTTCCGGCCTACGGCCACTCCCCGTAAGGCGTTCTCTGCGATGTTGTTGTCGATTTCCACCCAGCCATTACTGCAGTACACGTTCAGTGCATCCCACTGTTTCAGCAGGTATGCGAACGCTTTTGCCGTATCTGAGTGACGCGACAGTGTTTTCATCTGTTGCTGTATCCAGTCATACAGTGACTGCATCAGTGGCGCGGCTCTGGCTTTTCTTGCCGCCAGACGCTGTTCTGCTGAACAGCCCCGGACCTCTGCCTCGATGGCATACAGTTCACCGATACGCTGCAGGGCTTCCGTGGTGATGTAGGTGGGCGCTCTTGCATGCACATCGTGGATTTTTCTCCGGGCATGAGCCATACACGCGGCTTCCGTTATTCTGCCGGATTCGTATAACGCCCGGTAACCACCGTAAGCATCGGCCTGAAGCACACCGCTGTAACCGGCCAGGTGATTTTGTGGATGGATACCTTTCCGGTCCGGACTGTACGCGAACCAGACCGCCGGGGGCATCTGTGAACCGGCGTTACGGTCATCACGGACGTAGACCCACAGCCGGGCTGTCCGGGTTTTACCGCTGCCCGGCTCCTGGACCGGGACGGGGATATCATCAGCATGGACTTTACCGGGCATCAGCACATACTGGCGCAGGACGTCATACAGCGGCTCCAGCAGTTCAGCAACAGCACCTGTCCAGCGCCCCAGTGTGGCACGGCTCAGCTCCACTCCCTGACGACGGTATATTTCTGACTGGCGGTATAACGGCAGATGGTCTGCATATTTCCCGGTGACAACATGGGCCAGAAGCCCCGCTCCGGCATAACTGCGTGCAATGGGTTTTGAAGGTACTGGTGCCTGCACGATATGGTCGCACCGGCAACAGGCCTGTTTCGGACGTTGTGTTTCGATAACCTTAAAGGCGCTGCTGATAAGCTCCAGTTGCTCTGACACATCACATCCCAGAGAACTGAGTTCACCACCACAGGCAGGACAGCATTCCTCTTCCGGCCGGATAACCCGGGTTTCACGGGGAAGTGAGGCCGGTAACGGTTTACGGGCTGAAGACTGGCGCAGGGCGGATGGCAGTACCGGGTCATATTGCTCACCCAGCGTTTCCGCCATTTCTTCCTGAAGTGCGCTGATTCGCTCCTGTGCTTCCTGTATCTGCCGTTCGGTTTTTGCACGAAGTTTTTCTGAGCTTTTACCGAACTGCATACGTTGCAGTTTCGCAACCAGCGCCTTCAGCCGGTTGATTTCGGAAGCATAAGCCGCCACCCGCTGTGAGAGCAGGCGGTTGTATTCAGCCATCTGGCGGATGGTGTCCTGTTGCGTCTGCAACAGTGCCCGCAGGCGGGCGTTCTCATGAGCAAGTGAGGTGTCCATATCCTCACTTTACAACGGGTTATATGCGGATTCCAGCGCGTTCCGTTCGTTTCGGGTGCTTCCAGTTGATACCTTCAAGAAGCATGGATAACTGAGCCGGAGTAAGGTGCACCTTGCCGTCACGGGTGACTGGCCAGACGAAGCGGCCCCGCTCCAGGCGTTTGGTGAAGAGGCACAGTCCGTCACTGTCAGCCCACAACACTTTTATCTGGTCACCCCGGCGTCCGCGGAAGATGAACAGGTGTCCGGAGAACGGGTCATCCTTCAGGACGTTCTGAACTTTTGATGCCAGGCCGTTAAAGCCATTTCGCATATCGGTGATACCTGCAACCAGCCAGATACGCGAACCTGCAGGGAGAGATATCATCAGTGGCTGCTCCCTTTTATTTCGCGGATAAGTGTCTGTAATAACGCCGGCGTCAGTTTACCTTTAAGCCTGAGAGTTCCGGCCGGCAGAACCAGCTCACAACACAGACTGTCGGACGGTGTATTTATCTGCTCTGGTTCCTGTGCGGGGGCCGGGATTTTATTATCCGGCTCCGGCGTTAACGTCACGGGAAGCAGTGCCGGCATATTTTTTCCGGAAGGCAGCAGGCCACCTTTCCGGTATTGATGGCGCCAGTTGAAGAGCAGGTTATCGTTGATTCCGTTTTCCCGGGCGATCTGCGCCACACAGGCTCCGGGCTGCAGTGACTGCTCCACTAAGGCGATTTTAAACTCATAAGGGAAGTTGGGCCGCCGGGGACGTTTTTTTACCACGGGGGCTTCGGATATAACGGTGCTTTCAGGACGTACGACTGGTACCGTGGAAAATTGTCCGTAAAGGCAGGCATCAAGTTCCTGCTCCGACATGCCTGCGGGCAAAGGCCACGAAAAGGCCAAGCTCTCCGAAAGCGCACGAACATACTACAAACTGTTGATTTTGGTACACCCAGGCGACGCCCGGCCACAACCCGGGGTAAATGTTCTTCAAAGTGAAGACGTAAAGCTTCAGTGATCCAGGTCCGGTGTTTCATACGATAGTGTCCATTAAAAATGATGGACATTATTTTTGTAGAGCCGGAGGAACAGACCAGACGGTT